AAAGGAATCCAAACAAGGACTTCCAAAAATCAATCACGAGCAGCATCGGTTAAGAGCCTTGCTTATGTAATAGCAAGAAAGATTCATAGAAAAGGCACAAAGGCAAGACCTTTTATTTCTCCTGTTCTAACAGATAAAATGAAACAAACACTTGTTGATAGAATCGGTAGGTATATCGCTGACTCTTTAGCGTCATAGTTCTGTCAATAAAGAAAAATATTTTTCTATTAATGAAATTTATTTTATCTTTGCTGCATGGAACTACAAGAAATCATAAATCTTATTAAAGTAAAAAGAAAGCACGGACTCGTGAAGCGAGTATCTGAGCAAACAGGCGTGTCTATGCCTACCGTTAGAAAGTATCTTGACGGTGACGTTATCAATCCAAAGGCTATGTTGGTTATTAAAACTGCATTAGAGGAGGTATCAAAATGAAAAAATTTATATTAACACTAAAACGCATCTTTTCTAAAGAAAAAGTTAACGGCACTGCTGAAAGCCAACCAACTTATTCAGAGGGAGACCTTGTTAACCTTGTTTGGATGATTGAAAAATTAAGACATCCAAGTAACAAATGCACCATGAACGAACTTTTAGAAGAAGTTAACAAACACTTTGATGGGTTAAAAGGTATAAGGGAGGTTTCAAGATGAAAGTTGAAGTAAACGTATATGTACAAGACAAAGAGGTTCAAGTAGTCTTTGACGATTCTTTTACTTTTATATATGATAGAATGGAAGTAGAAGACGCAATCATTGAACACTATTTCAAGAAATTTGAAGAGGTTATTTCTAAAGACGAAGACAGTAGTCCTTACGAGGTAACTTTTAGAGTTGACTTAGAGCATATCAAAGAACACGAACTATACAGAGTAATTCAAGAAATTTTATGAAAACATCAGAGAAAATAACTAACCTAACCAAAGCCTTGTTTTGCTTTCAGACCAAAGTATCAGCAGTTAAGAAATCTGCTGTTAATGGACATTTTAAAAAGAACTACGCTGATCTATCGGCTATTCTTGAAGTGATTAACCCTATTATGATAGAATGCGGTCTACTGGTTACACAACACCCAAACGAGGATAGTCTTGTGACTACCGTTTACCACGCTGAGAGTGGCGAATGGATGCAGAGTGAACAAGTTTTAAGAATGAAGGACTTGAATAATCCTCAGCAACAAGGATCTTCGTTGACCTATGCCCGTCGTTATGCTCTTGCGTCTATTTTTAATTTAAATCAAACCGATGACGATGGGAATACTGCAACAGGCTACCAAGTCAAAGCAGTAAAAGAGGAGATGACACCTAAGCATCCATTGTGGAAGAAAGCAGTTGACCATATCGCAAAAGGCGGTTCTATTTCTGACGTTACTGACAAGTACATTGTAAGTGCAGATAACATTGCAATTTTGACGGCTACTAAATGAATGATTGAAAATAATTGGAAATTATTATGAAAATTAAATTAACAAAAAAAGATTTAGAAAAACTTTACCAATATCCACCAAAAGAACGTGAAAAAGAAACAGCTTTTGAAAGAGCATATAGAATGGGTAGAAATTCATTAGTATTGGAACTAATTAGAATTGTTAAATAATGCAAATTACAATAACACAACAGGAAGAACTTTGGCAGGAGGCGAGACTATCTCGCTTCACTGCCTCTGAGATTCACAAGCTGATGGGAAGTTCTCGCAGCGGTGATACACTAAGCAAAACTGCTGAGACATTTGTCTATGAAAAAGCAGCAGAGATTCTAACCGGTCAAAGAAAGGCTATTTTCGGAGATGCCCTTGAATGGGGTAAGCAATACGAATCTGATGCCTTTAACCATTTCGCAAGAATTACATTTGATGAGTTTACCTACTACGGAGGTGAAACCTATGTATTCATCCCATACGGAGACAATAGCGGCTATTCTCCTGACGGTTTAAGCAAAGATGCTATCTTAGAAATTAAATGCCCTTATAACTCAGCAATTCACCTAAAAAACTTTACTATCTACGATGCCGATAGTTTAAAGACTTTGCATCCTGAGTATTACTGGCAAATGCAACTCGGAATGATTGCAGCGGATTTAGATAAAGGCTACTTTGTTTCCTACGATCCACGAATGCCACAAGGAAAACATATTCACGTTGCGGAAATAGAACGTCATTTAGTCCAAGACGAGATAGACGAGAAGCTAAATGCTGCTGCTGAGTTGTTGAATAATGTCATCAGATTGTAAGATATTGCAAAAATAATTGCAAAAAGAAAAAAATATTTTGCATATGCGGTAAATGGGTATATCTTTGCTATATGAAAAACGAACAAGAAATGAATTTAAGAGATGTTTCAATTAGGATTTCAGAATTATCCTATAAGAAAATAACAGTAGGAATTACTGACACAGAACAAAGGGAATTAGAAGTTTTATCAAATTGGATTAAAGAAAGATATAGATAATATGACACAACACCACTATTTTCAAATCGTTTGTATTGTATTCTTTGCAATAGCGTACTTGCTATGGTATCTTGCAATTAAAGTACAAGAGTTTAACCAAGAGCAAAAAGAAGCTGAACCATTTCAGGAGCAGGAAAGACCTTACGTTGATCCTGCTCACTTTAACGAGGTAATGAAGCACCAGGCTAAAGTTCGTAAAACAATGTACAGAGGAAAATTAAAACTATGATGACTGCCGTAGAATACTTATTTGACAAGTTAGTCAATACAGAGCCAACAAGAATGGAGTGCTTCCAATATCTAAAAGAGGCTAAAGAAATGGAAAAGAATCAAATCATTACGGCACACGAAAGTTCCGCTATTGAGTTAGGTAAACCTTACATAGCGTTAGACTGTGCGGTTGCTTATTATAAAGAAAACTATGAATAAACAACAAACAGCAGTAGAGTGGTTAATTGACAACCTTAAAGGTCAGTTGAATATAGATGAAGTAACTTATATTATAAAGCAAGGCAAAGAAATGGAGAAGCAGCAGATTATTGATGCGTTTAAACATGGCGAACTACCACCTTTATTTGTAAATTTTGATGCAGAACAATACTACGACAATATGTTTAAAACAAAATTATGAGTAATATAAATTTTTTATATCAAAGATATTTTTTTTGGAAAGATATGGAAGATTTTAACAGAGCCAATTATTGGTTAAGTAGAATAAAAGAATACGAACAAACATACGGAGGTAACAAATGAATAAACTAATTGAACAAAGAGTGGCGGCAGTTTTGCTGAATCACTCAGAAGCGAGAGACAACGACAATGTTTTGCTGGTAGAGTTTTGGAAAATGGAAATGAACGACAATGGTAACTACGCTTACAAGACTTATGAATTTTTCAATATGCTTTATCAGGGAAAAGTGACCAATGCTTCAACCATTTCAAGAATCAGACGTAAACTTCAAATGCACTACCCTCATTTAAGAGGTGAACGCTATCAGAAACGAATGGAACAACAGGAAGAAGTTAAACAAGATTTAGGATATGAGATTTCGGTGGACACCAGAGAAAATTGATAAACTTAGAGAGTTATATGTTGCTACTGACATTGACCAAATTTGTCAATTCTTTGGAACAAAAAGACACGTTGTTTACTGTGCTGCTCAACGTTACAATATAGCACGTTCAGAGGAGTATAAGAAAGCGCATTGCTACAATGTGAAGCCAAATATACCTACTCAATTTAAAAAGGGTATGACAAGCTGGAACAAAGGTAAAAAAGGCATTCAAATAGGTGGCAAAGAAACTCAGTTCCCAAAAGGTCATAAACCTCACAATTGGACGCCCGAAGGAACAGAAAGAATTTCAAAAGACGGATATATTGAAATAAAGCACAACGGCAAGTATAGACCTAAGCATAGAATTATATACGAAGAACATTACGGCGTTAAATTAGATCCTTACGAAGTGGTTATATTTTTAGACCGAAATCCAAAGAACTTGGATATCTCAAATCTAAAATTAATTTCACGTCAGGAGCATATGCAACGCAATCACTGGGTACATTTACCTGAGGAATTACAGGAAGTAATACATTTAAAAAAGAACATAACAAGAATTATAACAGAACATGGCAAAAGACAAAATTCAAGACCTGAGACACCATCTATTTGAAACTATTGAAATGCTTAAAGACGGAGACATGGAAATAGAGAAGGCAAGAGCAATTAGCGACGTTGCACAGGTAATCATTAACTCCGCAAAAGTAGAAGTGCAATTTTTAAAAGAAATGGGAAGTAATAGACATACTGGATTTATTCAGTTGGAAAATCCCGAAATTTAGTTTATATTTGCATACACCAAATCAGAGGGGTAGTAACAACACCTGCTGCCTCTCTGTTAAAATAGCAACTAACTGGAATGTGAAGGATTCCAAAAGTTAAAAAGATATTAGCCTGTTGGGTTTACGCGTACCTTCACTACCGTAAATCTGATGGGCTTTTTTTATGCAATGAATTTTAAAACACAAACAAGAATTGAAGGCAATGAAGTAGTAATTGACCTTTACAAAAACGGTGAATTTTTAACAGAGTATTACTTTTACGTTGAAGAATTTGATCATTACATTGAGCATATCTCAGGTAAATATTGGGGTACTCCTGAAAACATTAATGAAATAAAATCAGCTTTATGGACTCAGCAGGTAAATTCGTAATATTTCAAACTTTTATTTTAGACAAGACTACGCATAGACAAGCAATTTTGCTTGGTGTGTTAAATGGTATGTCTAAGCGTGAAGGTTATTGCTATGCAAGTAATAAAACACTATCTGAAATATTAAAGTGTTCAGTTGATTCATTGCAAAGAGATTTAACATTTTTAGAATCAAAACAACTTATAAGAAGAGTTATTACCAGGAATGATAAAAATGAAATTGTAAGCAGAAAGATATTTGTAGTTGACACAATGAACCCTACCGCAGAAATGCGTATACCCTCACCGCAGGATTGCGACTACCCCTCACCGCAAAATTGCGACAGTAATAATTATAGTAATACAAATAATAATAATAGTATAATAGAAAGGTTTGAAAAACTTTGGGATACATATACAAAAAGAGGTACAAAGCAAACATCATTAGATAGGTTTAAAAAACTATCGAAGAAGACTATTGAGGCAATTGAAGAACATTTACCTTTATACGTTAAAAATCATATAGATAATGATAAGTTACAATTTTTACCTTATTTTGAAAAATATATAAATCTAAAAAAGTGGCAAGACGAATTGCCTTATAAGTCAAAACAAATTGAAACAGTATCTAAGTCTTACTCTAAACTTAATTTAAATGATTGAAATAAATGTGATATCTGCAATGATGCAGACGGATTACGCAAAGGCGTTCATCGGTAAAACAGATCCTGAATGGTTCTCAGGCTTTCATAAAGACATTATGAGAGCAATGAAAGATATGTACCATTCAAACACCGTTATATCTGTAAATGCACTTTACAAGATGTTTCCAACAAAAGCATTTGAATTATCTCAAATATTTACCGCTCTTTGTTCTGACAAATCAATAGAAAGAGATTTACTTATTTTAGAACTTGACTACAAAAAGAAAATATTAATCGATGGCATCATGACCATTGATGAACGCAAACCCATTGATATTATACAGAATGAATTAATGGAGATTTTAGAGCGTTCACGCATATCAGTTTTAGACCGTTCTTATACAATTAGTCAGGTTGCAGGTGGTGTGTTAGACGTAATTACAAAGGCAGTTGAACAGGGAACAAATTTGCAAGGCATAAGCACAGGGTGGAGATACTTAGACAAGTTTATTGGTGGTTATCACAAAGGAAACCTAATTATTGTCGGTGGTCGACCTGGTATGGGTAAAACTGCATTAGGCTTATCTCTCTCAGTCGACTGCTGCAAATGGGCAAATGTTTTATTATACACTATTGAAATGAGCAAAGAAGAATTAGCACAGAGATACATAAGTTATTTTGCTCAGATTGAAAACTATAAAATCAGAAACGCATCTATGACATTACAGGACATTGAACGCATTTCTACACAGATGTATACACTTGGTAAAGATTTTCACATCATAGACGCTAATAATAGAAAAATAGACCACATTACCGCACAGATAAGATTGCATAAAGTAAAGTTTGGTTTAGATGTCGTTGTACTTGACTATTTGCAGTTAATTGAAGGACACGGAAAGACAAGGTACGAAATGGTAAGTGATGCCAGTAAAAGACTAAAGCAATTAGCGAAGGAATTAGGCATCACGATTATTGCTCTTGCTCAGTTGAAAAGAGAAGAATCAGCAAAGACACAACCAACACTTTCAGACTTAAAAGAAAGCGGTCAGTTAGAGCAGGACGCAGACGTTATTCTATTTCCATTTAGACCAAGTTACTACGAGGACACAAGACCTGAGATTGAAATGGACGCTGAATTAATTATTGCAAAGAACAGACACGGTCAATGTGGAGTAGTGCCAATGTCATTTGAAGGGCGTTACACACGATATAAAGAAATACTATGAACTACGAATACGAATACATCAAATTAAAAGCAGCACACACTCGTTTAAAAAACACCTACGAGAACAAACTTGAAAGTGCTAAGAGAGAAATCCAAGAACTAAGACAAATGATTTTAAAGCCTGAGCAGAAAACAAAAAAGGTAGACAAGAACTTTGATGAACTTCTGAGAATAGTTTGTCAGGAGTCCAACGTCATACCTAAAGACTTTTTCTCTCGATCAAGAAAGCGTGAGTATGTAATTGCAAGAGCCATGTTCTGTTATTTTGCATACAGAGAGCTAAATCAGTCTCTAAAGAAAATCGGTCTATATTTAAACCGTGACCATAGCACAGTAATTCACGGTAGAGATATGATAGGAGACTATTTAGACATCAATATGAAGTTTGAAACGGCAATGCACAACAGAATTAAATCAAGACTAAATGCGATTCCTGACAATTACCTTGAGGAGGTCACGAGAATATCTCCATATTTGTCTTAATGATGAAGAGGAAGTCATCTACTATTGGAGAAAGTACACAAAGCTAGGATGGGAGTTGGTATCAGTTGACGAATCACTTACAACAAGAGTAGTGTGGAAACAATATTGATAACTTTGGTCAAATTAAAAAGAAATTTGTTAAATCAAAAAGCCACAAATAATATCGGAGCTAACGCAGTCTACCTGGCTGCGTGAGTTCTGCATAAAGATTGCAGGTGAACTTTCAAGCGACTTATACCAAGAACTATTTGTAATTCTATGCGAAAAGACCGACGAATGGATAGAAGAAAAGTACAAAAGCGGATATTGGGAAGGCTTTGTAATTCGCATCTGTTTAAATCAGTATTATGGCAAATACACTAACTTCTCAAAGAATTTTGTCAAACCAATAGGACTATATGACACAGAAGGAGTTGAAATAATAGAAGAGAACGACTCAATGTACAAAGAGGCACTATATAGCACTATTGACGACATTGTAAGTTCTAAAGAATGGTATGAGCAAAAGATTTGGACATTGTACTGCGAAGGTGATACGAAACTTGAAATCAAACCACGATCAGCAAGAAGTATTAGCAGAGCAACCGATATTTCAAGGCAGGAAATACTCAGAGTAATTAACACAATCAAAAAAGAAATAAATGAAAGACTTGTTGCAAATTATGGGGATAGCATCGATGAGCATAATTTGGGTGCGTGAGTTTGGCTACAGATTCAAAAAGCCTTTAGGATGTGAGTTGTGTCTATCGTTTTGGATAACCCTATTTTGGTTTCATTCCATCGAGGGCATACCCTTAGCATTTTTATCAGCAGCAAGTTCAACGATAATAAATAAATATCTATGAATAAAAGCAGTATAGAACTTTTTGCTAATGCACTTTATGAAAAAGGCTTTTTAAAAGCAGATGATAAAGAAATAGGTTACTTATTAGAACATTATAAAAATATTTATAAGCAAGAAATTATTGAAACACATTTTAATGCTCAAGAATTTAATGCAATGATGTTGCATAGTGCTGAAGAGTATTATAAATCAGTATTTGAAAAACTATGAACGATTACCAAATAAATTTACGATTATCCAATTTACATTTATACACATTTTAAAAGTTGCTTATAATTTAAAAAATCATGACACAAGAAGAAATAAACTACATCATTACCGAGATTCAACCACACTTCACTAAATGGAAGCATAGTGGTTTTATGAGGTTATCACCAGAGGACTCAGTAAAAGTCAGAGACATCTACTTTAGGGAGATGGGTAGACCAATGCCGACGTGCTCTAATTGTTTTGTCGAGAGTCTTTATTCGTTAATTGTAAGAGCAGAAGCACAACAAGAAATACAAGCAGCTACTATTGCAGATGATGAGCAAAAACCAAAAAGAAAGAGAAGAACAAGTTAAATTCGCTGAATACTTAGCACACAACTCTTATGTTCTTTATGACATCGTGAGAGGTGTTAGTTATTGGAGCAACGGAAAAGAAACAAAAACAACAAAACAACTACTAAGAGAATATGAACTCATTCGGCGGAACTTGGAATAATCAGCAATGCTTTGACTACGAGATGCGAAACGGCATCCATTTGGATAACCCATCATTCGTAAATATGTATGACGATGTTGTAAATGAAATCACAACTCTGTTAGATATTAAAACACACACAGATTTAGGTGGGGGAGTAGGTGCTTATTGTTTAGCGATGAAGAAGAAAGGCATCAAGACTATTTACTACGACCTAAATGAACATCACTACGAATACGCCCACGAAAGAAACGTAGCTGATGAATATCATATCTGTGATTTTACAACAAAGAAAATCAAGGCAGACTTTGTTTCGTGCATCGAAGTAATGGAGCATATTGAAGATGACAAACTCAAACCATTCTTAGCAAACCTAAAATGTAATTACTTTCACTTCAGTTCAACTCCTCACTATTCTAATTTTGACAAAGAATGGGGACACATCAACATAAAGCCTGTAGCACATTGGGTGCATTTATTTGAGCAATGCGGATTCACTTTACTGCTGGAAATGTCAAAGCCTACGAAGTGGAGTTTATTATTTAAGAAAGATGTTGTTTGAAATTAAATTCGCTGAGTGGATTGCGGAGAATCATTGGACTTGCTGCGATGAACACGACTTCATTTACTATTGGTGTTCAGAAAGCAAAGGAATGTCACAAGTACCAACAGATTTACTCTTTGATATTTTTTTAAATGAAAAAGCACACTAAAATATATTTAGAATATTTCGGTTACGATCAAAGCAGTTGGATACCTTGTGAGATGTGCGGACAAACGGCTAATGATATTCATCACATCGAAGCAAGAGGAATGGGCGGCAGCAAAACAAAAGATACAATAGAAAACCTACAAGCACTATGCAGAAAGTGCCATATGGAATTAGGAGATAAGAAAGAACACAAAGTAATGCTGAAAGTAGTACATCAAGTTAAAATGAACGAAAGAAAATGAAAGCAACAATAGAATTTGAACTACCTGAAGACCAGGAACAATATAACTTCGCTAACAAAGGATTTGACTACTTTTGTGTGCTATGCGAAATCGATGAGTTTCTACGTCAGAAAATCAAGTATAGCGAACTTCAAGAGAACGAATATGCCCTACTTGAAGACACAAGGGAGCAACTAAGACAGATGCTTTTTGAAAAGGGAATAAGTCTGTAATTACAAAGTAAGTACAAAGTAATGAAAGAGATTCAAGGCAGAAACGGAGGGACTTTAAAAGTACCCGAAAAAGGAGAGACAAATAACCCTAACGGCAGACCTAAAAAGTTTACTACCTTAATGAAAGAGAATGGCTACTCACTTTCTCAGGTTAACGATTCTATTCAGGTCATTATGTCAATGGACGAAAAGCAAATCAAAGACGTGCTTAAAAACGATGAGGCAACCATGCTTGAGAAAACCGTTGCAAAAGCTATAATAAAGAGCTATGAGAAAGGCTCACTCTATTCAATGGACACGCTTCTATCGAGAGTGTACGGCAAACCAAAAGAATCAGTAGAAGCAACAGTAGAAGCGAAAGTAATAAACGTAACATTAAACTTAGACTAATATGAGCGGAGGACACTTTGATTACGACCAATATAAGATTGGATATATTGCCGACAAAATAGAACAACTTATTGAAAAGAACGGCAAACCAAAAACTAAAGAAGAACTTAAAGAGCAATCTTGGATAGATGAAGAATGGCTTGAGAGAAATCCTGAAGACAAAAATCATCACAAATACCCAAGAGTAGTAATAAAGAGATTTAAAGAAGCGGTTAACATTCTACGAGAAGCACAGATATACGCCCATCGAATAGATTGGTTATTGTCAGGGGATGACGGTGAAGAAAACTTTTTAAAGCGTTTGAATGACGAATTAGATTTCTTTGAGCAGGTTAATAAAAAAAAGGCATGACCGAAAAAGAAGCAATCATTCTACTAATCTACTACAACGATTGGAGAAGAGGCGAAGACATAGAAATGCCGAACCCAACGCAGATAGGAATAGCACTTGATACAATTATAAACGAATATTTTAAAAGAAATGGAAACAACTTACTTAGGTAGTGCCTGGTCAGATGACTACGGCTTAAACGTCAGCATCAACATCGAGAAACTAAACGAAGCAATTAAAAGCGGAAAGTTAGAAGTAAACAAATACGGTGATGTACGTGTGCGTGTACAAAAACTAAAAGCACAGAACGAGAAGAGCAAAGCGACTCACTCGGTTAGTGTGCCTAAACCAAAAGTAGAAGCACCCTTTTAATGAGAGTAATTTGTCTACTTGACGGAGCAAATGGAGTGTCCTTTCATAGATTGTACACTCCCTATCTTCGTTTACAACAAGACCACGACATTACCGTAGATGTCAGCTTGAATAATGCAGATTGGGTAAACCTTGACTATCAGCAATACGATTGTGTTATATTCAATCGTTGGTTAGGAAGGTATCAGTACAATATTCTACCGCTACTTGCAAAATACAAAGTGCCTTACATCGTTGATCTTGATGACTACTGGGTACTTCCGAAGTACAACCCAGCGTACAAGTTTTACAGAGCCTACATTAAAGATGGGGTTAAGAACGCTTTAACTTATGCCGATGGCGTACAGGTAACCACTCCACAACTTGCTGAAAAGATAAAGGAGTTTTACAAAGGCGACAACATTACGATTGCTGAAAACGCAGTAGACTTTACACAGAGTCAATGGAACGTAAATAAAGACCATACACCGACTATCGGTTGGGTAGGTGGAATAAGTCACGTTGAGGACATTAAGTTGCTTACAAATCAAATCAGACCTATCTGTGAGAAGTACGGCTATCGCTTTATAATGGGTGGACACCACGAGAATAGTAGAATGTGGGCAGAGATGGAGAAAGCCATTACAGGAGAGAGTCAAAAGAACAGACCGACATGGTTTGAAACAAGAGTAGGCACAACACCTGATAAATACGCTGAGATTTATTCTGAGATAGATATCTGTTTAGCACCTTTGACGGCTCAGACATTTAATCGATACAAGTCAGAGTTGAAGATAGTTGAGGCTGCTGCATACAAACGACCTATTTTAGTTTCAAGTGTTGAGCCATACACTAACCACAAAAGTAACTTAGGCGTATTCTTTGTGCAAAACAACGATTGGACTACACCGTTAACTCAACTGATAGAAAGTGGGAAAAGTAAAGAGGTAGGATTGATAAACTACAACTACTGCAACGAGCATCACAACATTAATGAGATTAACAAAAAGAGAATAGATTTGTTACAGAAAGTATGCAAATAAACTACAAGCGACCATTTTTAACGAGTTATCAGAAAGCCATCTTAGATTCTCCTGCACGTTACACAATTACGGCAGCATCTACTAAGACAGGTAAAACTGCGTCTCATATTATTTGGTTGTTTGAACAGAGTTTGGCATTAAAAGAAAACCAAGCTGTGTGGTGGGTTGCTCCTGTTTACCAACAAGCGGAGATTGCATTTAGGCGAATGAAAGCACAGGTAAACTCTCGTGACTTCTTCCAAAGCAATGAATCTAAACTTGTACTCACTACTCCGATAGGCTCACGGATAGAGTTTAAGTCAGCAGAGAAACCCGACAACTTATACGGTGATGACGTTTTCGCAGCAGTATTTGACGAGGCATCAAGAGCAAGAGAAGAAAGTTGGTTTGCTTTACGTTCTACGTTGACTGCAACTAAAGGGAAGTGCAAACTAATCGGTAACGTCAAAGGTAAAAAGAATTGGTTTTACAAGTTAGGCGAGAAAGCCAAAGGAGGCGAACCGAACTTAGAGTATTTTAAAATTACCGCTTACGATGCAGCCAAAGAGGGAATATTAGACGTTGAAGAAATAGAACAGGCAAAGCGTGATCTACCTGACTACGTTTTCAAGGAGTTGTACCTTGCAGAACCTGCTGATGACAATTCAAACCCTTTCGGGTACGATAATATAGAAAACTGTATAATTCCTACCCAATCGGGTATAGTTACGGCTTACGGCATTGACTTAGCAAAATATACGGATTGGACGGTTATTATAGGGCTGAATGAACAAGGTAATGTATGTCACTTTGAACGCTTTCAAATGGATTGGTCACAGACCATGACAAAGATTTCTAACTTAATAGGAAACACTCCGACCTACTTAGACTCTACTGGTGTTGGTGATCCAATCGTTGAGCAGCTACAACGTAAGCACCCAAGAGTAATAGGCTTTAAATTTACATCTCAGAGCAAACAACAACTCATTGAAGGCTTGGTGATGGCAGTACAACAGAGGCAAATAGGATTCCCTGACGGTAATATTGCGGATGAAATGCGTAACTTTGAGTTTGAATATTCCCGAACAGGAGTAAAATATACCGCACCACAAGGACTGCACGATGACTGCGTAATGTCGTTGGCGTTGGCGTGGGACTGCAAACAACACAACAAGAAAGGATTATTTTTTTATGCTTAATTGGAACAACATAACAATCAAAAAACTACAAGAGATTAACGAGATAGACAAGAACTGCAACCCTATTGAAAGAACTGCATGGGTTGTATCTATTTTGACTGAAACGCCCTACGAAGAAGTAGAGCAATGGACACTTGACAAATTAAAAGCCATTGACCTTACGTTTCTTCAAGAGATACCAAAAAGTAAATTAAAATTCACCTTTAAGCACAAAGGCAAGAGATACAGACTCGTTAAGACTGCAAAAGAAATGAAGGCTCACCATTTCATCGAATTGCAGGAGTTAATGAAGAAAGACACTATTGAGGTGCTGCCTGAGATAATAGCGTGTTTGTCACATACCGTGAATATCTTTGGACGCAAGAAAGAAGATGACTATGAGCAAAAGGTAAAAGACTTCGCAGATTTACCGTTGGTGAACTTCTACAATTACGCAGTTTTTTTTTCTCAACTTTATCCGAAGTTATTAGAGGCTACCCTAATCTATTTGAAGGAGAAGGAAGCGAAGATGAAGGAGATGCTTTCGGATGGCTTGGACTCATCGACCGATTAGCAGGGGGAAAACGTAATGAATGGGATATCATTCTTAACTTGTCATTAAAGGAGTTTTTGAACACTCTTTCGTTCCATATAACGGTAAAACGACAACAACAGAAGAGATTAGAAAAGGCAGCACAACAAGGTTTTGAATCTTATGTATGTGCTTGTTTAAATGAATTGCTTTGATTTGGGACACTTTAACGTAAAAATTATTTATGTATAGATGGCTTTAAGTTTCAAGCACCAACCAACATCAGGCACAAGTTTTCTTCCTGCATACAACGACAACATTTATGTCGTTTCAGAATCTGCCTCAGGTACATATTCTCAGTTCAACTTTAGATTCAACTGCGTAATTCAGGACTACGGTGGAGGCGTTCCGTTTTCTATCACAATGCTCAAAGCACCTATTTACTACAATAGTAATAATAAGGGCGTTTTTAACATTGGGCGCATTCTTGAAAACTATGTTAGCTACGATTGGGACTACAACGATAGTGCAGCAAGTGGCTGCAATAATTCAGTTTTTGCTTATACTTCAAAGTTTGGCTACGAGTATAGCACAGGGGCAACATCTCCGATAGTGTTATCTACAGGAGTAACTAACGAATCTGTGAGAAAAGTTTGGAACGCTGCATTAAGCCCTGAAGAGTTAATGAACTACGCTGAATCTGACTACAGAATGGCAACAGGCTCAACTGCAAACTTCTTAACGCATAACCTAAATAAAAGAATTCACATTGATCAAAAAGATTGGCTCTATGCTCTTCACGCTGGTGTACTTAATCGCTTGGATGTTGTTTTTAGTCCAAGTGGTTCTACGACTATCACTGGAACGGCTCAGGACATTACTCGTTTTCCGATTGGGGCAAACATACCAGGTGGCATACCTGTTGGAACAAAGTCCTACACTATCACTCCTAAGAATTCAGCAGGAACTACCGTAGGCAGTCCGTACACAATTACCATTGATGACAGATGTAGCAAGTACGACAACGTAGATTTATACTTTTTAAATCGTTTAGGGGGTGTTGAATCATTCCGATTTGATATGCTGAGACGACAGAGTGTAAACTACAATCGGAAGTCTTACAATCGAAATCCATACACGTTAGACAATACGGCAATCACTTACACTTACGATGCTGAAAGCCATTGGAAAACGGACTACTATACTGACGAAATAACTCGATTTACTTTAAACTCTAATTTTATTACAGAGGCTGAGGCTGATTGGTTAAAAGAGTTAATCGGCAGTCCTTACGTTTGGATGTATGACGGCACACTTAAAGCGGTCAATATAAGAACGAGTGAATATGAGCGTAAATACCACGTCAACGACAAGGTGTTTAACTTGACATTAGAAGTTGAAGTAAGTGCAATGGACAAATCACAACGCAGATGATAGAAATAATAGCGGAAGGTCTTCAGTTAGAGGTAGGCGGTGACTTACAGATTTTAATCACTCGACAAATAGCTGACATAAGAGAGCCTGAAAAAAGAACAAGTGATTGGTCAAAAAGTTTTACTCTTCCCGGTACTAAAGTAAACAACAAGTTTTTTAATGCTTTCTTTGAGGTTGGCAAGTCAACCATCGGAGGAAACATTCAGCAGATATCCGATTTCAAGGTAAACAAGAAGGCTCAATGCGTTATCATTGCAAACGGCATGGAGCAACTCAGAGGCTTTTTAAGATTGACTGAGGTTACCGTAAAAGGAACAAACGACATTGAGTATGTGTGTACGGTTCACGGTGAGACTGCTGACCTATTTACCAATATAAAAGACCTTAAACTTTCTGATCTTGATTTCTCTGAGTACAATCACGTTTTAAACAGAACCAATGTTATCAACTCTTGGGACACAGAGATTATAGTTGACGGAACAGGAGTGACATTTGAAAAAGGCAGAGGCTATGTGTATTCTCAAATGTTTCCAAAAAGGGAAACTAAAGGCTACAATTCTAACGAGTGGTCTGTTGCTGATCATACACCTTGTTTGTATGCAAAGACCGTAGTAGACAAGATATTTGAAAATCAAGGCTATAGATATACAGGAGATTCCTTTTTTAATAGCACACGTTTTAAGAATCTAATTATACCTTACACTAACTATGGATTTAATGTAAACGATGCAGATGTAGAAGATAGAATGTTTCGTGCGCAAGTTACAGGTGCTACTACTTTAGATACGACAGGGCAAAATGTTTTAGGAGATACATTACCAGCTTCTAACGATTCAACAGGAGGCAACTTTGACAATGGTGGTAATTACAATCCATCAACTTATAAATATACTGCTCCTGTATCTGCACGTTATGAATTTTATTTGTATTTAGACGCTTCATTTAATATAACTATTGCAGACGATTCAGCAGCTTGGGCAAACTTTGCAGTTGTTGTAGATGGAGTATATACTTCTCAAATTCAGATTTTATCAAAAGTTTTATCTAATCAGGTTGTATTTGATGACACAGGAGTGGGTGCGGCAAATGTAATTGATGGAAAACAAGTAGAAATAAAGTTTACAGGTTGCTATGTTGAAGATCCGTCAACAGGAGGTTTGATATTTCAGCCATCATTAAGTGTAAATAATGGCACTTATTGGTACAATTTAAGCACTTCAACTAACCTTTTTTATAATAACATAGTTCCTTTTGAAAGTTTCTTTGTAGGTGATTTCACACAAACAGAACTCTTAACAAATTTCATCAAGATGTTTAATCTTTATATTGAGACAACACTTGATTCAAAGACTTTAAGAATTGTTCCTCGTGATGATTTCTATGCTGGTACTGTTGACTATTCCCAAAAGTTAGATTATTCGCAACCTTATGAGATTGTACCTTACGGAGACTTACAAGGCAACCCTTACAAGTTCACTTACAAAGAAGGCAAAGACGAAGAGAATAGTATTTACAAGACGCAGACAGAACAAATCTACGGTGAACGTACCTATAGAATCGACAACGACTTTGTAAAGCAAGAGAAAAAGATAGAGGTGACATTCGTCCCCACTATGATGACTGAGGATTTTGGTACACGAAGGTTCTATTCGATGTGTACTACACCCGATGGTCAAATAGGTGAACTGAGAGTCCTTTATTTCTATGGTGCTGTAACTGTACCTTTTTACTATCTGTTTAATACAGGCGGTAAAACACCAGGAGACATCATCAATAAGTATCCAATGACGCTGCACATTGACGATACGGCAGACATGAATTTTGATCTCAACTTCGGAATGCCTATTTATGTCGACACGAAGTTGGGCATTGAATACACGAATCAGAATCTTGTCAATCTTTACTATTACAAGACGCTCACAGAAATAGCAGATAGGGATTCAAAGATATTTAAAGGGTTTTTTAGAATAACTCCGAAGGATTGGCAGACAATGAAGATGTCAAACCTTTATTTCTTTGAAGGGCAATATTGGAGACTTCAAACGGTTACTGATTACAACCCTTTGATTGACGACGTTTATGAGTGTGAGTTTTTACTGGCTAAATACTATCCTCCATTTTCACGCACAAAAAAGCAATTAGGCTTTTCAGATGCTATTAACTCTGGGGGCGGAGCAGAACTCATTCCATTTGGCAATAAAACCAATAGCACAGGCTCTTCAACGCGCGGAGTATACGTCGGAAATAACACAGGTCGTGGCGGTGAAAACGTAGTAGTAGGAAACCTAAATGCTATAGGCGGTAGTCACAATGTAGTTACAAGTTCAGAGCGTGTTGTTATCCCTGACAACTACGAAAACGTGACTGCATTAAGATGCGACAACTACAACGTACCTTACACAGAGAGACTCTACATTGAAAACTATCCATGTTTGGGAAGTTGGATGTCGGGCGGTAAAGTTACAAGCATCACAAATGCTGATAGTCCTTATTTAGCGACTTCAGAAGATTGGCTTATACTGTGCAACACTTCTGCTGGAAATATAACGGTAACTCTTCCAACACCAACTGCAGCAAATAGCGGAAAAATGTACACCATTAAAAAAACACAAAGCAGTCACTCTGTAACAATTAACGCAGGAGATGGCTCTATATTAATAGATGACACAACCACACACACACAAAACGCAAAAAATAGCTTTCATCAAGTAGTATCAGACGGCACTCAATATTGGGTAATAACAGACTAAAAAAATGGCAATAGAAACAGCAGTAAAAATAGACGTAGATGTTAACGGCATACAAACCGTTCAACAGGCAGCAACAGTTTACGAAGATTTGGGTGATGCGTTTGCGAATACCCAGAGAGAAGCAGAGAAATTAGCCTTGCAATTTGGTATAAACGACGACCGAACAAAAGAGGCAATTAGAAGAGCGGGGGAATACAAAGGTCAACTTGAACTATTAGACCAAGCCATTGATGCTAATAGAGGAGGTGCAGACCAATTATTTAGGTCAGTTCAAGGACTTGCTGCAGGATTTGAGATTGCTGCAGGTGCTATGGCTATTGTAGGAAGTGAAAGTCAAGAACTTGAAAAGCTACTGATTAAGGTTCAAGGTGCTATGGTTTTAGCACAAGGCTTAAAAGACCTTAATGAGTTTAAAGGGGCTATTATTGGAATTGCTACTAACATAAAGAACTTCTTAATTCCTGCATTTACAGGAATGAGAAACGCTCTTATATCAAGTGGTATTGGTGCAGCAGTTATTGCTGTTGGAGCATTGGTTGCTAATTTCCTTAGATTAAAAGAAGCATCAGAACAGGCAGCAGCAGCACAGAAAAACTACAACGATCAATTAACCGCTTTACGAAATGAGCGTAAACTTTTATTAGAAGGTGAAAAAGCAGTAGTTGAAGAAACACTAAGAACAACACAAGCAAGATTAAAAGCAGGTCAAGATGAATTAAAGCGTCAAAAAGAATTCAATGAAGAATACTACAGAGGAGTTGAAGCTCTGGGTAATCAAGTGAGACAATCTGAAATCGATAGACGTAACGAAAAAATAAAAGCCCAAGCACTTGAAAACGAGCAATTACTAAACGAACAATTAAAGCTATCAAAGCGTTTAGAAGAACTTAAAAAACAAGAAGTAAAGACAACTACACAAGTTGCAAAACAAGGTCTTACAGACGAGCAAAAAGGAAAAATAGAGTTTGATAATTGGAGTAGACAACAGAGAGAAAAATCAGCACAAGAATTAAGAACTTTTCAAGGCAAACAATTACAAGACACTACAGGAGCATTACAAGAACAAGCAGCTGCAAACATAGCGGCAACAAACGTAGTTATTGAGCAAACAACAGATAATCAGTTAACCAACATCGAAAGGCTTAAATTAGGGGTTAGTGCTTTTGGTGTAGACTTCGTAAATACTTTTGTAAACACTTTTGCTGCAATTTCAGAACTTACAACCGCTTTTGCTAACGAATCTGAAGCAAGTCAACGTAAAGCATTTCAAGTAAGAAAAGCATTATCTTTAACTACTGCAACTATTGCAACAGTTGAGGCTACTTTAGAGGCTTTTAAAAGTGCATCGGCTTCTCCAATCACAACGGTATTTCCTGCTTACCCTTTTGTACAAGCAGCAACTGCAGCAGCGTTTGGTATTGCTAAAATAGCGACAATTTCAAGACAACAATTTAACCCTAATTCAACACCATCACCGTCAGTAGGTTCAGTTTCAAGTGCTCAAACATTTACCGCACCAACTACACGACTTCCACAAGGTCAAGACATTTTGACACAAGAACGAAGAGTATTTGTGTTAGAAGGTGACATCACAAGAACACAACGAAGAGCGGCAACCAATCAGAATGTAAGCGTGTTAGGTGGGTAAAACAAAGCCAAAAAACAACAATCAATAATTATAATAGAATGGATTTACCAGTTTACAAATTAGTAATCAATCCTGAAGATGAAACAGGCGTAGAGTTCGTGTCACTTGTGACCAATCCTGCAATAGAAAAAGAGTTTCAATATTTTAGTGAGCAAGACTTTGTTGATCCAAGACCAGGAGACAATGAAGGTGAGTTTATATCTCGTTGTGTAGAGAAAGTCATTAACGAAGGTTATGAAAATGAACAGGCAGTTGCAATCTGCTATTCATATTGGGAAGGTGGCAAATTTGATAAACATGAGTTCTTTAACGATTACCCAAAAGCAGCAAGTCAAAATGCACAGAGAGGAATTAACCTGAACGAGGCAATAGGTAATGACTGTGCTACGTTAGTAGGCAAGAACAGAGCAAGACAATTAGTAGCAAGAGAGAATCTTTCTTTGCAAACGATTAAACGCACTTACTCTTATTTGTCAAGAGCGAAAGAATACTATAACCCATCAGACACAAAAGCCTGTGGAACTATCTCTTATTTGTTGTGGGGTGGTGAAGAGATGTTGAGATGGACTGAACGCAAGTTAGAAGAGTTAGAATTGAGCAAGGCACGTAAAGCAAGATTTGAAATTCAGAATGAAGAGAAGCGAATAATCTCAGGTGCTGCAATGATTGCTGATTTACCGATTTACCGTTACGACGAAACAAGAGGTGAATACTACGTTGTATTTGACAAAGAAACGATATTTGAAATTGCCAAGAAATGGGCAAGAGGGGACAAATACGATGCAGTAAACATTCATCACGACAAAGCAGTAAATGGACTTTCTTTATTTGAGTCATTTATCGTTGACAGAGAGCGTGGCATTATGCCTCCAAAAGGTTACGAAGAAGTTGCTGACGGATCATGGTTTTTGTCTTACATCGTAAATGATGAGTCTATATGGCAGAGAGTAAAAGAGGGTGAGTTTAAAGGTTTCTCAGTAGAGGGATTCTTTGACTTTGAAGAGACCGTTGAAGACAAGATTGCAAACGCTATGATGAAGAAATTAAAAAGAGTGTTGGAGCAATGGGACGGTAAAAATTGAGCCAAAAAAAACAAACCACTAATTATATATAAAATGAATTCAAAAGAAGTAATCCAAGAAATCAGAACCTTGTTAGGTTTCTCAGAAGAGAAACAAGAGGTGAAGATGGAAACTGCCACATTAGTAGATGGCACGATCATTGAATGGGAAGGCGAACTTGCAGTTGGTACTGCAATCTTTGTACAAACTGGTGAAGGCTTAATACCAGCTCCTGACGCTACTCACGAAGTTGAGGGCGGTATGCTTGTAACTACTGAAGGCGGTATTGTAACCGAAATCGTAGAAATTGAAGAAGAAGTTGAAGTAGAAGTTGCAGCAACTGAGTTTGCAACCGTTGAGTCTTTCAATTCTTTATTAGACAAGTTCAATGAAGTAGTTGCACGTCTTGAAGCAATGGAAAAGAAGAACGCTGAACAAGAGGCTAAATTCAACTCAATGAAAGACATTTTCTCTAAGACCGTTGACTTAGTTGAAAAAGTAGCAGATTTACCATCTGAAGAACCACAGAAAGCACCTGCAAAACTTTCTAAGAAAGAAGAGCAGTTCGCAAACATCATGAAAATTGCACAAACCCTAAAAAATAAATAAAAAAATGGCATTTAACGTATCAGCCTTAGCAAATTACACCAACGAGCAGTCTACAGAGTTAGTACTTAAGTCTTTGTTTGGTTCAAAAACTGCTTCTATTTTACAAGCAGCAGGTCAAGTTCAAGTAGGTGTAAAGTCTGCAGAGGCTTTGAACATCCTTACTTCTGACGTTTACTTTCAAACTGACGGTTGCGGTTACACTGCTTCAGGTAACACTACTTTCTCTCAGCGTAACATCACAGTAGGTAAAATCAAAGTTGAAGAGACTTTGTGCCCTAAGACTTTGGAAGCAAAGTGGATGCAGACCCAAATCGCTGCAGGTTCTCCAACTTCAGTACCTTTCGAGGAGCAAATCGGTCAAGACAAAGCAAACAACATTGCAAAATTGTTAGAAATCGCAATGTGGCAAGGTGACACAGCAACAACCAACACTAACCCTAACACTAACAAGTTTGACGGGTTTATCAAGTTGATTGACGCTGCTTCTGCTTCAACTGTTGCTGGTAACACTTCTTCTGCTACTTCAATCACTACTGCAAACGTAGAAGATTTGATTGATAACATCTACAACGTAGTACCTGCAGATATCTCTGATGCTTCTGACTTGGTTTTGTTTGTAGGTATTGATACTTTCAAAAAGTATAGCACTGCATTAAGAGCATCTAACTTATTCCACTACGCTGCTGACAGTGAAGGAATGGAAATCATGATTCCTGCAACTAACGTGAAATTGATTGCTGTAGGTGGATTGAACGGAACTAACAGAATGTTCTTAGCTCGTTTGTCTAACTTGTTTGTAGGAACTGACCTTGCTAACGAAGAAGAGGACTACAGATTCTGGTATAGCCAAGATAACGATGAAGTTCGTTTCCGTGCTACCATGAAGTATGGTGTTCAGTTTGCATTCCCTGATCAAATCGTTCAGTTTAAATTAGCATAAGGGGGTAGAAAATGGCTTGTAACTTAACCGCAGGTTTTACTTTAGATTGCAAAGATTCAGTTGGTGGCGTTAAAGCTATCCACTTGGTTGACTTCGCATCAACAGGATTTACCGTTAGCGGTGGAGAGGTTACTGCTACCACCATCGCTTCAGGCAGCGTATATACTTACGAGATGCCTAAGGGTGTGGGTTCTATGACTACCACTACTAACGTTTCTACCGAAAACGGAACTGTATTCAATCAAACAGACGTAGTTGCTCGTTTGAGAAAACTTGCTACTACTAAGCGTAATGAGTTGAAATTACTTGCTCAGAATCGTGTATTCTGTATCGTTCAAGACAACAACGACGCTTACTGGCTTGTTGGAAAAGAATACGGTTGCGACATCACTGCTATGACAAGCGAAACAGGAACTGCAATGGGTGACAACTACGGCTACAATTTCACTTTGAGTGCGATTGAGTCTGAAAGTCCCTATAAATTACAGGTTTCTGTTGTAACTGCTCTCTCGATTTAAGTTTCATAGTTTCTTTATTAAAGGGGTGGCTTCGGTCACCCTTTTTTATTTGCCAATTTCACAAAAAAGTTATTTACTTATAGATGCTGCATATAACTAAGCAAGATACCAAAGACTTTTACTTGACTTTGACGGAGAAAACAACAATCTCCAATCCTACTTATTTATTCAGTTTAAAATCTCGTCAAACAGATACTTTTAAGAATTTCATCTTAGCGGACACTTCAAATTACAAAGACAGATATAATAAGTTTGAGTTTACTGAAGGAGATACAGATGCAACTACTTTAGACGTTGGAGAGCATCTTTACACTATTTATGCTCAGATTTCTCCCAATAACACCAACCCAAACAACGCTGACGAAGTAGTCGAAACAGGGATATTTAAAGTGTTACCATTGATTAACGAAGAATTATTTTACGTAGTTGAGTAAGAAGATTTACATATCAGAAAAGCCAATAGGCAAAGAGCATCAAGTAAACCTTGATAAAGAAATCTTTGTTACGCAAAGAAGCATAGGCTTTGAAAGGCAAGTTGATCTAACTAAAGAGATTTATGATGTTGACGCTTTATCTGCTTTCTTTCTTATGACTGAGAGTAACGACTTTTTACAATTAGAACAAGGAGGGCGAATAGTAAGTTATTATGGGTAATCAGAAAATCTCACAACTTGAACCCATCGGGACTATCGATGTAAATCAGGATAGTATTCCCATTGTCGATTATTCTGAAAATCTGACAAAGAGAACAAATCTTGCAAATATCGGAGAAAGGGTTTTAGAGGCTAACACAACAACTAACCTTGCAGAAGGCACAAATCTTTACTTTACCAACACACGAGTATACACCAAAGTCAAAGCATCTCTTATCGCAGGTAGCAACACCTCAATTACTTTTGATGATGCCTTACAAACTATTACAATAGCATCTCAGGGGAATGTTCAGAGCGTAAATACTAAAACGGGAGCGGTTGTACTTACGACTACTGATATAAGTGAAGGCACAAACGAGTACTTTACTGCTGCAAGAGTTAGAGCGGTAGTTTTAACAGGTTTATCATTAATTACAAATGCGGTTATTTCTGCTACTGATTCAGTTTTAGTCGCATTTGGTAAATTACAGGCTCAGATAACTGCAAATCTTACAACCCTTAATACTCACGTTGCTGACACAAATAACCCTCACGCAGTTACAAAGACTCAGGTAGGTTTATCAAATGTCGCAAACGTAGACACCACAAACGCTTCAAATATATCAAGTGGAACATTAGCTGACGCAAGACTATCTTCTTTGGTTACAACGCAAGGCAATACCTTTAACGCTGCAAATAAACTTGTGCAATTAGACGCATCTGCTAAACTTCCAGCAGTTGACGGAAGCAATTTAACAAATCTACCAATTCCTCCATCAACAGGAGGCAATCTATATTTATTTTATAACTACTAATGGCAAACACATCACCAATTTTCGCACTTGTTCCCGAAACTAAAATAGTAACGGTTACGACTGCGACCACCGATAGAACGGGAGCGACTACTACAAACTTGGCAGAGTTGCTAACCGCAGGAACTGACGGAACGAAAATAACTCAAATAGGCGCAAAGGTAGCAGGTACAAATACGTCTTGTTTGGTGCTTATCTTTATTACAGATACTGCAGGGGCAAATCCAAAATTATACGATGAGATTGGGCTTTTAGCAATAACCGCATCAACGACAGTTACCTCACAACGAGCAGTAACGGCATATAGCGACTTGCAACTAAAAAGCGGTCAAAAAGTGTTAGTAGGAATCACCGTTGCCCAAGCAGACGGAGTTAACATATTTGCAATTAAAGGAGACTATTAATGCCTGATTTCGGAATATTTAGAGGGTTTAACGAGAAATTGTTTGGCGATAAATTATACACTGGGCAATTGCCTACTGAGTTAGGTATTATTGGAAGTGAAAGTTTTGGTTTTGATATAGATTCATTAGCGTTTTTTGACAGGGTGACAACAGCAAGTGGTACACTATCAGCAACTGAAAAACTTGCAATTGACACACTTGTAAGACAAATGAAACTTGATGGCATTTGGACTAAAATGAAAGCCATTTACCCAATGGTTGGATCAAGTGCGGCAGCGTGTGCGCAGAACTTAAAGAGTAGTAGTTTTACGGGGACTTTTACTGCAGGTTGGACTTTTGCAAGTACGGGAGTAAAAGGTAATGGATTAACAACTTTTATGAATACCAGTTTGTTTCTCAGTAGTGCAATTGGCTCGGTAAATTCTACGCATTATTCCTATTATACTAATCAAAATGTGAAATTAGGTTCTTTTCAAATTGGTGTGAGAGGAACGGGAGCAGTTGATAGTTTTATAGGTGCAAAAAACAATTCAACTCAAAATTATAACACTTTAAATATAAGCGGTGTTAATAGAAATTCAGAACTAAACGATGTGAATGGGTTTTTGACTTTATCAAGAATCGCATCAAATGAATTTAATTACTACAAAAACGGTAGTTTAATTCAAACTTCAAGTGTTGCGAGTTTATCTTTACCTGCTGATTTTTCAGTATATATAGGAGCGTTAAATTTAAATGGTGTTGTTTTAAATCCAGATGACGCGCGTTGTGCATTTGCCTCAATAGGTGACGGCTTAACAACTAATGACACGGATAAATTTTATACTTCGGTACAAGCATTTCAAACAACCTTAAGCCGTAACGTATGATAGGATACATTTTAACACCCGAACAAGCAGAACAAGTGCAAGGCGTATTTATTACTCCTTACCTTTTTATTAACTGCGTTCAAGACGTAAACGATGTTTGGTTCTTTTTCGGAAACGAGCAAGATAAAGAGACCTTTAAAGATTCTGAATATATGTGGTTGTTTGACCTACCAAAAGGCGAATACATACCTAAGCCAACACCTAACCCATTCGATGAAGCTAACTGATACAACCGCTAACGCTTTAACAACAACGTCCTTTGTAGGTGCTTTTAGTAGCATTGCTACAACTTGGAATCCTATTATATCGGCAATCGGTGGGATTATCGCAATAGTTACAGGCTTACTTGGTGCTATTTACTACATTAAAAAACTACGAAAATGATTGACCGCATATTTAAAAATTGGAAATCTACTGCTTTAGGATTAGCAGTTATGGGCGTAGGCTTTTTGCTTGTGTGGTTTGAAAAAGCAACATTAACTGAGTTTACGGCATTTATTGGCGGAGGTTTACTACTTTTATTTTCAAAAGATGGCAAAGCAGCAGATTAACTTATTTAAAGCAAAGCCTAAGAATAAACTTAGAAGGCACACCAAACACAAGAATAAACACAAATCAACTAAACCATATAACGGACAAGGACGATGACAGAATTTGCAAGAATAAACTTTGCCGAAAGCAAGATACCTGTTTTCAAAGAAAATAAGGCGAAGAACTATATCACTTACGGTACGGACAACAAGTACCCTCAAATGCTTATTGACCTTTACAACTCCTCTCCAAAACACGGAGCAATCGTAAGTCAAAAGGCTCAATATATAGCAGGTGACAAAACTGAGGTTATAGCAAACAACACAGAGCAACTAACCATTGCAAACGATAGACTTGCGTCGATTAACTCTTACGAGTCCTTTGATGACGTTAAAGCAAAGATTGCTGCTGACCTTGAACTCTTTGATGGGTTTGCGTTGGAAATTATTTGGAATAAGGCGAAAACCTCCATAGCTGAGATTTATCACTTGCCATTTCAAAATGTACGTATTTCTTTGGACGGTCATTATTGGTACGCTGAAGATTGGAGCGATAGAAAGTTAGATCCGATTTACTACTATTGCTGGAATCCAATCACCCGTGAGAATAAGCAGTTGTACTATTTTAAGATGTACAAAGCAGGTCAAGGCGAATATCCTACTGCACCGTATCAAAGTGCTTTAAAATACATCGAAATAGACACTGAGATTGCAAATTTCCACCTTAATAGTATAAAGAGTGGTTTCTCTGCTCAAACTCTCTTACAACTCTTCAAAGGCGTTCCTACACCTGAAGAGATGCGTCAGACAATTAAGAGATTCAAAGAGAACTTTAGCGGCACAGATAATGCAGGTTCTATAATTATTCAATTTAATGATCCTAACGAAACGCCATCTGTCGTTAATAACTTAGCACCCTCTGATTTTGACAAGCAGTTTGACTTGTTAAACCAAACTGTACAACAAGAAATTTTGATGGCACATCGTGTGACATCTCCGATGTTATTTGGCATCAAAACAGAAGGACAACTCGGAGGGCGTTCAGAGTTGATTGAGGCTTACGAGGCTTTCCAAACTGCATACATTGAGCCACGTCAGAACCAAATGGACAGAGCGTTGACTTCTATTTTTAAGTTTATTGTGCCCGTAACCATAAAAACTAAAAACAAGCCTCCTATCGGTTTAGATTACATCCAGCTTTTTGAGAAAGGAATTATCTCACAAGCTGAGGCACGTAGAGAGTTAGGAATGAGCGACACCGTTGCAATGTCATCTTACCCCTCAAGTAACCCCCCAAGTCACCCCTCATGTTCACACAATCCTTTTGGTTGGGATGATGATAAAGACCTTGCAGTATTTGAGCAATTCGGTGAATTAGCTTCTAAGTTTGAAAAAGTCCCTTTTGATTTTGCCTCTGCTTTGGAGTTAATCATTCTGCAGTTTTTGAACGGAAACACAGAGTTAACACTTCAAGACCTTGCTAACAACATTAAGCAAGATGCTGATAAAGTAGCGGAGGCAGTAACCAAATTAATCAATGACGGCTTAATCACTTCAGCAGACAACATTTTAAACGTTACTGAGCAAGGAACAAAGACCTTAACAGACTCAGGATTAGGCACAGAACTTTTAGTTCGTTATACCTACGAAAAAGGACCTGGAATAAGCGGCTCTGAAATCATACCTACTTCAAGAGATTTTTGCAGAAGTTTAATCGCTTTAAATCGTGTGTACACTCGTGAAGACATCGACACAATTTCATCAAGAGTAGGTTACAACGCTTGGGAAAGAAGAGGCGGTTGGATGACAGTTAAAGGCTCTTCACCTGCAATTCACGTGCCTTATTGTAGGCACATTTGGAAATCACAATTATTAAGAAGAAAAATCAATGGCTAACTTTGTATATTTCATTTCAGTTACCTTTTTAAAGGATAACACACCCATCAATGAAAATCTTGATGATAAATTACTTAAAAGTGCTATAAAAGAGGCACAAGAAGTGTATATTCGTGACATCATTGGTTCAGGGATATATGACGAACTGCAAACGCAGACCTTTAATGGTAACGTGACTGCTGACAATACGACTCTTTTAGACTCTTATATTGCACCTTGTTTAAAGTATTATACATTGGTAGAGTCAATGCTTCCGATGACTTTTAAATTCTTAAACAAGTCCGTAAGTTCAAGACAGGCAGAATTTGCTCAACCTATTACACCTCAAGAATTAACTCTAATCGAGCAGAGATACAGAGATAAGGCAGAGTACTATGCTGAGAGATTGCGAAACTTCTTGAAGGAGTACCCACAAATTTATCCAAAGTATTTAAATCCTGGTAGTGGCTTCGATGTAATTAAACCAAAAAATACTGCTTTATTTGGTGGCATGTACTTACCAGGTAACAACGATGATTGCTTTTTAAACTATGACTTCCCAGAAGAATAAATGGCGGCTCAAAAACGAACAAAAACTAATCAAACTTTATGACGTTAAATCAGATTATCAAAAAAATTCAGACTCAGGCAGAATCTCACAAAATGGTGGGAAAGTTCGCAGTAGGGGCTGACTTTGATTTCGCAGTTGAAGAGGTTAAATACTATCCTCTCGTTTGGTTAGTTCCTAACGGTTTTCAATTTAACACCGAAACAAGATTAGTCACTTACAACTTTGAACTCATGGTAATGGATAGAGCCTTTGAAAGTAGCTCTAACACTATTGAGGTGCTTAGTGATAGTGCAGGTATTATTTTAGACATTGTCACACTTTTACGAAGAAACGTGACGGAAACAGATTTTGAATTAATTGTAAATGCAGCAGCAGAACCTTTCTTTGATAGCTCAACTGACGTTGTGGCTGGTCACTCTATTAGTGTTAGTGTTAACACGCCCTACCTCGAATCCTACTGTGACATCCCCACCTGATACGAGTAGGCTTATTATAATTAGAGAAATCTATGAGATTGAAAAAAAGCACGACAGTATTTACAAGGTCTTTGCTGATAGCATTACTTCTCCTAAGTCCACAGAGAGTCTATTGTCAATTCTCCGACAGCACGATAAAAGAAATTAATTTGCGTCTATTGGAGTTGCATAAGTGCAGACAAAAACAAGAAAAATTCATGCAGTTAGCATCTCAAGATAGTGCCACAATTCAAGAGCAGCACAGTCAAATAATCAAATTAAAGAACGATAACTTTGAAATAAAAGGTCAACGGAATAGGTACAGAGATTTTTGCATTTTAAGTTGGTCTGTTTTGATTTTGTCTATATTACTATGAAGAACAATGTACACCGTTTCGATGCAGAATTTAAACCTAAAAAAGTACTACTCATCTCTGACATCCATTGGGATAATCCCAAATGTGACCGTGATATGCTTAAACGTCATCTTGACCAAGCCAAAGAGTTAGGAGCAGACATCTTATTTAATGGAGATACTTTTTGTTTAATGCAGGGTGCTTATGATCCTCGTAAAAGCAAAAACGACATAAGACCTGAACACAACAAAGCAAACTATTTAGATGCGGTTGTAAACGATGCAATTGAGTGGTTTTCTCCTTATGCTCATTTGATTAAAGTTGTAGGCTACGGAAACCATGAAACAAACATTCTTAAACGTCAAGAAACAGACGTAATTGATAGATTTGTTTTTGGTTTAAATTCTAAGAATGGTACAAATGTAGAAGTAGGCGGTTACGGTGGTTGGATAGTCTATAATTTTATAAGGCACGGAACACAAGTAAACTACAAGATAAAATATATGCACGGCTTCGGTGGCGGTGGAGCAGTTACTAAGGGTACTATTCAATTTAACAGAATGTCTACTTATGTAGAAGGTGCTGACATGATTTGGATGGGACACGTTCACGAAGACCATGAGTTAACATACACGGTTGAAAGAATAACATCTCATTTGAATGTTGAGTTAAGAGACATTTTAATGATTAGAACTGCAACCTACAAAGAAGAATATAATCAGGGCAAAGGCGGTTGGCACGTTGAACGTGGAGCATCTCCTAAGCCTACAGGCGGTAGGTGGTTAGAACTGCATCCACAGAGAACCAAGAAAGAAGGGCAAGAACTCGTTAAAATAAACGCTTTCACTTATAAAACACTATGAGAGTAAAAGTAAACTTTGTCTTCCAAGAAGAAAACATTGATCCAATATACAAAAAGCTGGGGTTAGAAATGGATGCAGACGCTTTTGAGATAGTAGAAGAAGGTTGGTTAAACCTAAATCATGTCATTGCTGCGTCAGAGTTTTATGAATTAACTCAGGTATATTGCACCGGTGGTCACACTTTTTTAATAGATTTGCCGTTAAATGAATTTGAAGCAATATGGATATAGTTAACAATCCCGCACACTATCAGGGTAAAGTAGAGGCTATAGATGCTATCGAATCAGCAATGACAAATGAAGCATTTAAAGGTTATGTACACGGTAACTGCATTAAGTATCTTATGCGGTATACTCGTAAAAATGGACAAGAAGATTTACTCAAAGCACAATGGTATCTCAACAAACTTATTGAAATCAATGGCAAGAATAGAACTCTCTAACATCGACTACATCCTAAAGTGGGAAGGTGGTCTAAGTAAGCATAAAGCTGACACGGCATCAAGACACCCAGTTCCTGACGGAAGCGGATATCACACGAATCGCGGAATCACTTGGGTTGTCTGGAAGGGAATTTTTGGCTCTACAAATGAGTCTATTGAATCTTTTTACAAGATGCCCAAAGACAAGTGGATTCAAGTGTATCAGAGATATTGGGACGGTTTAAACTGCACTAAAATAGAATCTCAGATAATAGCTGAATTTTGGGCAGACTTTGCTTGGGGTTCAGGAATAGGCGGTTCATCACGTCAGTTGCAGCGTTTTTTGAACTCTCACGGCTTTAATTTGAAAGTTGATGGTAAGATAGGGCAATTCACAATTAGTGCCTTAAATAGCCTTATTGAGCGTAATGGTGAGAAATGGGTTTTTGAATCTTGCTACTCTTGGAGAGTTCACTTTCTTCAAAGCCTGACTTCATTTAAAGATTTTGGCAAAGGTTGGATTAATAGATTACAAGACTTCTATATTTACGCACAACGTCAGTGGCAACCTTAGACGACATAGGGAAAAAGTTTAGCGACTTTAATCCTGCTGGTGACAAAGGGATTCAAGGCATACTCCAAAATTGGGGCAATGAACTTATTTCTAAATTTCGTGCTAATCTTCAAAAAAATAAATCTCTTGCATCACGCAGACTTTACTCAGAGATAGAGCCTGACATTTCACCAACTAAAACAGGCTATAGTCTGCAAATAAAAATGCTCGACTATTACAAGTGGGTTGAAGACGGTAGACCACCTACAAGAACAAATACGCCATCTAACCCAACGCTACAGAAATCTATTGAGCAATGGATCATAAATAAAGGAATCCAAACAAGGACTTCCAAAAATCAATCACGAGCAGCATCGGTTAAGAGCCTTG